TGATTCGAGCACATAATGATTATGATGTTAGACGAATAGTAGCAACAATGTAAAAAGATCCGGGGTGGCGGAACAGGCAGACGCACTAGGCAGTTTACCTAGGGTTCTATGAACGTGGTGGTTCGATCCCACCCCCCGGAGCCAAATTATTATTTAGTAATTTCTATATAAATATGGTTATGGATACAGGATTTTTAGGACGAGATGGCTTTATATGGGCTATTGGAGTAGTAGAAGATAGACACGATCCAGATAAATTGGGGCGTGTTAAAGTTAGATGGTTGGGTTATCATACCCGTGAACAACAAAAAATAAAAACAGCAGACCTGCCATGGGCTGAAGTTATGCAGCCTGTGGGTAGCAATGCTATGGCCGGAATAGGAGATTCTCCTATAGGCATTGTTGAGGGTACTTGGGTTGTTGGTTTCTTTAGAGATCCAGGATTTTTACAAGAACCTATTGTTATGGGAACACTCCCAGGTAAGAATACTCATCCGGCTGAACGTATGAACGAGTTGGGTATGTTTAGGGGAGACTTAAAAGACTATGATGGTGATGGCGACAAAGATGGCTTTGAATTTGGGTTCTATGATCCTACTTCTTCATATGATGATGTTCCTTTTGAGGCGGATATAAACACTTACGTTCCTGGAAAGACAAGTGGTGCGGGTAAGGTTACTAAAGTTGATGTAAGTTCTGATGAAACCAGTTTAAGAATTCATAGTTATATAGAACATAATAAGCCTGCAATGTCTGATTTGTCAGAGACTGCAACTGCAACGATTGGAACACACTCTCAAGGTCTTTATGATACTTTTGGAACTACTAGACGTTTAACAGCAGAAGATGCTACAGGTGCTGGGAAGAGTTATGCAACAGGTTCTATAACATCTGATGCAAGTGGTGATAGAGAAGAAACTCCAACAGGTGATGCTGCGGCTAATAAGGCCAGCAAAGTTATTAGTACGGGCTATCTAGAAGATAGCAGCACTAGAGGATCAGATGGTGCATATTGGCCTTTGACCAATGATTTAATAAGTGATTCTAGAATGCCTTATCCTAGACTTGAAAAAATTTCAGTAACAAGTTTAACTACTAAACAAGAAGCAGATGTTCAAGCATTGTTTGATGCAGAAGTTTATGGTAAGAAAAAAATGCCGACAACTGGAACAGTAGTCTTACCTAGAGCTGATACTAATCGTCTAGCCCAAGGTGGTTATAAGATTACTGGAATTTCTGCTGCAGGTGTAATTACAGTTGATAAAGGGAAGCAACCTAAACCAAGTGATATTCTAGCGAAGGGTGACAAGATACAAATATCTGGAGTTGTGGGTATGGAACCTTTGAATGGTCAGACTTTAGCTTTAAAGTCTGCAGCAGCTGCTGCAGTAACTATAACATTACCTTCAACAGTATCAGGTATGACATATGTTCGTGGTGGTGTCGTATTGTTAGATCCACATTCTGTATTAGCAAACAAAGCTGATACAAGAGAACGATGGATTAATATTAGTGGAGCAGATTTAGATGATGGTAAGTATGCCGGGTATTGGAATCAACCTACAAGTAGATATGCAGCAGAGTATCCTTACAACCACGTTTACGAATCAGAGTCAGGCCATATAAAAGAATTTGATGATACGCCAGGGGCAGAGCGCATCCATGAGTATCACCGATCAGGAACTTTCTACGAGATTGATGCTGATGGTCACAAGGTAGATTATGTGAAGGGCGACAACTACAACATTCGGGTACATGATGATTATCTGTATGTTAAAGGTCATGTCGTTTGGACTGGTGATAACGATATGCTGATCGCTTCTAACGAGAAGATGAGTTTGTCATCTAAATGGCGTCTTAAAGTTTCGTCTGGTGGAGATATAGAAGTTTATTCAAAACGTAATATAAACTTCCGAGCAGAAGGTGATATTAATATGTTGGCTGGAGGTAATATAAATCTAGAGGCAGAAGTTACTACAGATGCCCATGATAATTATATTTACCCGGCTGGTTCTAGGGCTAAAGAAACAATATCAAATATCAATTTACTATCCGGCACAGTTACTACAAAGGCCGGCGATGGTGATATTTCCTTGTATACTGTTAAGGGTGATATTTCAATTGCAACCGATAATCCAGATCCGGGTGGACATATCTCAGCATATAGTGCTAAAGGTCAGATTAGAGTTAAGGCTCCTGATGATGATATTACATTATATAGCAGTACTGGAGAAATACATGAAAAGGCCTCAAAGATTTATATGAATTCTTCAGTAACAACAACACCAGACACACCTGATATACCTGAGGTAGCCTTACTAAAAATATCACAAAATGCTGACAGTGTTTCTACAGGAACTTCAGGACAGGGTTCTGGGTTAGGTATAAATTCCACATCTGGCGATAACATTAGGAAATTAAGAAAATAATGGCAAACGAAGTAGCTAGAGGATATACAGGAAGTGCCAGTGGAGATTCCGGTAGTACAAATCATTTATGTGATGCAACATTTACTACAGATGAATGTTCTAGTACAGTTATTGTGGTGAATTATGGAGTCGTTAGAGAAGATGATGCTAATGCTAGTCATTTAGTAGGTGATGATCCGCCGTGTGCAGGACATACAGTGGATATGAGTGCTGATATGGTATCTACAGTAATAGTTGAAGATAAACAATTGGCAATTAATGGTAGTAAGTATGGAGGTGAAAATATAACCACTGTAAATCAAACTTCTGTATTTGCAGGTTAGTCGTATAAATATAAGAAATGCCTATAACATATAATACAGGGTATGATGATGCCCAAGCTACAAACGAAAGTCCTAGAAGCACTTTCATCTATAAGGACTTAAATCTATTCTTTACTAAAAATCCATTATCTGGTGATGTTAGTAAGGTAACAGATGTACAAGCTATAAAACGTAGTGTAAGAAATCTAGTATTAACGAATAGAGGCGAACGCCTATTTCATCCAGAAATGGGTGGAAGTGTATATGGGTCGTTGTTTGAGAATTTTACTCCCATTATGGAGATAGAATTAAGAGTTGCTATAACTAGTGTTATAGAAATATATGAACCAAGAGTTGTTTTGGAAGAGGTTCTAGTAAATAACCCAAGCGGTGTCGATTTAGATAATAACAGATTAAGAATAACGGTTAGGTTTTCATTAACTAACGTACCAAACGAAATAGAGGAAGTAGAAATCTTCCTGGATAGGATACGATAATGGCAGTCAATACACAAGGCAAATTAGAAATTACAGATTTAGATTTTGATACAATCAAAACAAATCTAAAAACATACTTGAAGGGTCAGTCTGAGTTTACAGATTATGATTTTGAAGGATCAGGTATGTCCGTATTGTTAGATGTATTAGCATATAATACACACTACAATGCTTTCATGGCAAATATGTTAGCTAATGAAATGTTTTTGGATACAGCAGTAAAAAGAAACTCTGTTGTATCTCATGCAAAACGATTAGGTTATACTCCAGTTTCGGCTAAAGCACCTATTGCTTATATAGATGTAACCGTAAATGATGCTACATCAGGTTCTTTAACATTGTCTGCTGGACACATATTTGAAACCACAGTTAGTGGAACACAATATCAGTTTGTGGCAATTAATGATGTAACGATACAACCAGATAGCGAAATTTATACCTTTAGCAACTTACCTGTTTATGAAGGTACATATGTAACAACAAAGCATACAGTAAATACTTCTGACGCTGACCAAAGATTTGTTTTAGATAATGATAATATAGATATTTCCACATTAAGCGTTACTGTACAAACTTCTTCCACAGATACAACCACATTAACATATACGATAGCAGATAATATAGTGGATGTTAAAAGTACTACTGCAGCATTCTTTACACAGGAAACAACAGATGCACAATGGGAAGTTTATTTTGGGGATGGTGTTGTAGGTAAAGCATTAATTGATGGTAATATTATAACATTGAAATATGTTGTTACAAATAAAACAGATGCTAATGGAGCAGCTGCATTTACTTCTGGTAGTAATATAGGAGGTAACAGCGATATAAGTGTAGTGACAGCAACAGCTGCGGCCGGCGGAGCTGAACCAGATACATTAGCTGCTATAAAATATAATGCGCCGTTTAGTTATTCAGCACAGAACAGAGCTGTTACAGCGGCTGACTATAAAGTAATTGTTCCTCAGGTATATTCAAATGTACAATCTATAGCTGTTTGGGGCGGAGAACATTCTAGCCCAGCAGTATATGGTAAAGTGTATATTTCAATTCGACCAATGACTGGTACTTCACTTACTGCTGCTACAAAGAATATTATTATAACAAAGTTAAATGATTATAAGGTAGCTAGTGTAACCATAGAAATAGAAGATCCAATAACGATTAAGATTATACCCATTGTGAATTTTAAGTTTGATAATTCTGCTACAACAAAAACTTCTAGTACTTTAGAAACATTGGTAACAGCTGCTATTAATACTTTTAGTGATGATAATTTGGAAAAGTTTGAAGGTATTTTTAGACATTCAAAGCTTACAGGCGCCATTGATAATGTCGATACTTCCATATTGTCTAATATTACAACAATTAAAATCAGTCAGAATATTACACCAACAATATTGGCTGATACAAAATATACTGTTTCATTTAATAATGCTTTACATGATCCAGATGCTGCAGCAAAACAATTATCGTCAACTGGATTTATTGAAAATAGCCAGTTGGCCACTTTGTACCTAGATGACGATGGTGCTGGTGTGGTTAGAACTTATTACTTAACAGGTTCAACTAGAACTTATATAGATACTACTGCTGGTACTATAGACTATGATACAGGTGAGATAGTATTAACATCTTTAAATATTGTATCAACATCGAATTCAGATGACACAATCACACTTACGGTAATACCATTGTCTAATGATATCGTGCCGGTTAGAAATCAAATTTTAGAAATAGATTCTACTAATATGTCCGTAACAGGAGCGGAAGATACAATAGCCTCTGGAGCATCTAATGCTGGTGTATCATATACAACAACATCATCTTATAGCTAATGGCCTTTAATAATAAAATCTCGCTTAAAGTAGCGGAACAGTTTCCAGATTTTGTACAAGCAGATACAGCTGGTGTAATTACTTTTTTAGAAAAGTATTACCAGTTTATGGAATCTGCTGAGTTAAAATTAACAAATCTTGGAGCTACAGACCGAATTTTATCAGAAGAAGGAACAACTAACTTTATTGTATTACAAAATGAAGGTCCAAGATCCAATATTGGGGTAACTGGTACTGATAGAATTTTATTACAAGATTATGACCAGTTTTGGGAAGGTGGCACTGCTGCCGGCACACCAACTGAACCTTCTAGTGATGCAGATGTTTTTCTTCCTGTAGTTAGAGCTAGAAGTATTGTAAGTCAATTTCAAAATGGTGAGACAATTACTGGAACAACATCTAAAGCAACTGCTACAGTTCGTGTAGAAGATATCAATGGCAATTCTAGATTGTTTATATCAGCTCAACCGAAGTTTCTTATAGGTGAAACTGTAACAGGTGGAACATCACTTGCTACTGCTGAGATATCTGGGTATAAGGCAAACCCAGTAGAAAATATTTCCCAGCTAATGAAATATGCTGATATTGATGATACTATAGATTCATTCTTTAACCAGTTTAAAAATGAAATTCTAAAAACAATTCCAAAAACATTAACACCCAATCTTAATAAAAGAAAACTGTTAAAAAATATATCAGACTTATATCGTTCAAAGGGCACAAGAAAAGCACACGAATTATTTTTTAGAATATTACTTAATGAAAATGTTGACGTATATTATCCAACTATAGATATGATTCGTGTATCGGATGGTAATTGGAATGATGTAACTGTATTGAGAGTAGTACCAGATAATGATACCCTTTTAATGGAAGATGATATAGACAGTACTATATTTTTAATGGATGAAGAAGGTGCACAAATATTAATGGAAAATTCTAGTGATGATGCTTCTGATATTCTAAAACTAGAAGGACAAACAATCACACAATTAGCTGTTAGGGATGTATCTACAGAAACAGCTGGATTACATCATCCCGATACAGCTGGTTATCAAGGACCTACTGGTGGATATACTGATATTGGTTTAGCAACAGCTAAAGTAGAATCAGTTACCCAATTTCAATTGAGTGGTGTTGTGGTTAGTGAATTGGTATTAACTGATAATAGTGTAAGTGGAACTTTTGTAACAGGACAAAATATAACAGGGCCGTCTACTGCTGATGAGAATATCACCATCACCGCTAAAGTGGGATCTATAATAACAGATACTGCTATTACTTCATCAGGTCAGTATTATGCCACAACAGATTCAATAGGTATCACTACTACAGCTGGAAATGATGCTACTATTAAAATTGATAATTTAACTACAGGTAATATTTCTGAAATATTAGTTAGTGCTGCTGGAACTGGTTATGCTATAGGTGATGATATAAGTGTTAATAATACTGGTACAAATGGAACTCGTTTAGCAGCCGAAGTTTCTGTTGTTAATGGTGGTTTCGCACCAGAGACAGGGTCACTTATAGAACAATTTAGATTTACTTTAGAAAATGAGCCTGGTGAATTATTAAATGAAACTTCCGCCGATGGTAGTGCTAATGGCATAAGTTTGGAAGCTGGCACTACTGGACAACCTGGAGAAATTATAACAGAGGATGGATTCTATATAACGCAAGAAGAAACATCAGAAAGTACCCTTATATATTTTACTCAAGAAGAAGATTATGAAATGGCGGCAGCTGACCATATTGTTCTTGAAGACCATACTGTTTATGCCGATTCTTTGGCTGGTGATAAAATTGTACAAGAAGGAACAACAGGACCAATTACAGATGTCCGAATTTTAGGTATTGGAGAAAACTATACAGCACTGCCTGTATTATCAATAACAACTTCTGCCGGTACTGGTGGTAAAGTTATAGCTAAAGGATCAGGTACTGTAGGTAAAATTAGAGCCTTGTCAATAGATGATCCAGGAATACATTATACAGATACGGTAACTTTAACTTCACCAACGAATTTATTGACGACAGCTGTTAGCGGTACATTTACAGGTTTAGAAACTCTTACTGGAGGAACAAGTGCTGCTACAGCAACTTTTAAATCTATTGATACAAATACAGGTCTAATTAAAATAACGGTTCTTACAGGCACGTTTAGTGCCGGAGAAACTATTACAGGAGGTTTAAGTGGTGTTACTGCTGTAATAGATTCTATAGAATCTGGTTCTATGACAGGTGTAATAGGAACTTCAACAGAAAAAACAGGATCTTATATAAACCAAGATGGTTTTATATCAGAGTCGTCCAAAAAAATTCAAGATAGTTATTACTACCAAGATTATTCCTATGTAATAAAGATAGGTACGGCTATAGCAGAATGGCGCAATGACTTGAACCAGTCTGTACATCCAGCGGGTTGGGCTGTATTTGGTCAGATTGATACTGCTTCTACGTTAAATGCTAGAATTAAATCAGTATCTACAACGCCAGAAGTTATAACGGCACGTGGAACATATACACCAGAATTGTTCTCCACGTTTGAAACTATATTTGCTACAGAACTTAACTTACATAAGGCTGCTCGAGCTTCAGTAATTACTACCGCTCCAATTTTATGGACTTCACTAGTAACATCTAGAACACAGGGTGGTGCTGGTGTACGAGTTGGTAATGCTGAAACATATAGATTTTATAATAAGACTGCTGTTGATTCTTCTGTGACCTTTAGAAGTCATCGTGGGTATTATGAGAAACGAGAACGTACCACATTAAATGAAGGTGGCACATTATCCAATTCAGATACTACAATAACATTAACAGATGCTTCTCAATTTCCACCACAGGGCACAATAGTAATAGAATCTGAACAGATTTCATACACAGGCAAATCTAGTAATGACCTAACAGGTTGTACTAGAGGAGCAGATATACAGGGTACAACTTCAGCGGCAACACACGCTGACGGTACTGCTGTTTATAATTTTAAATTCATACATACAAACGAAGAATCTTGGCGTGTACAAGATTGGGGTACTGCTGTTATTGGAGATGTTACATCATATCCGCAAAAACGATATCATGTACCAGTACCAGGAGAAATCACGCTTTCGTATTCATAACAACTTGTATAAATAATAGAAAGAAAACTCGGAGAAATTTGACACAATGGCAGCAATAGTAACCCACAAATTTAGAATCCATAACGCAGAACAATTCTATGAGTCAGTCGGCGAAGCGGCCGCATCGACTTATTATCTGTTTATTGGACGGCCTCAGGCCTTTGACACCACAACAGGTGGTGGTACAGATTCATCGCCACCCACCCCTAATGATGATATGGTATCAGAATATGCTCAGTTTAGGGAGATGATGGCTGCTAAAAAAGTTACAGCTTCAGATATTTCGTTTGTGGTTCCAAGACGAACTTGGGCAACAGGCACTACTTATGACATTTATCGTCCAGATTATAGTTCTTCAATAACATCTAATAGTAGTGCAACAAATCTTTTTAATGCTACATACTACATAATGACTTCCGAGTATAAAGTTTATAAGTGTATGGGTAATGACAGTAACACAGCTTCTACTGTAGAACCAACTGCAACAGGTAATACAGAATTTTCAACTGGTGATGGTTATTACTGGAAATATATGTATACAATGACTTCTACCCAAACAGCAAACTTTTTGTCTACAGATTTTATGCCGGTTATTGATACTTTGGGAACTCAAGTGCCAGGTGCTTCACAATCTACAGTATCAAGTAACGCAGTAGATGGTGAACTACGACAAATTGCAGTAACAACGGCAGGTTCGGGTTATACAAATGGATCTTTTACAAGTGTGCCCATCAGAGGCGATGGTGCTAGTGGAGTATGTACAGTGGTAGTTTCCGGTGGAGCATTATCTAGTGCTACAGTAACCACACCAGGTACTGGTTATACCTTTGCTACCGTTGATGTTGCTAACATTTCAGGTATCGGTGGTGGTTCAGGTGGAGTATTAACACCACACGTCGGACCTAAAGGTGGCCACGGTTATGATGCTCTAAAAGAGTTAGGTGCTTTTTATGTTATGATTAATGTTTCATTAGCAGGAGCAGAAGGTTCTGGAGACTTTGTAATATCTCAAGATTTTCGTAGAGTAGGTCTAATAAGAAATCCATATAACTACGGCACAACTACAGTTTCAACCGGCGCTACATTAAGTGGATTAAGAAGTGTAACATTTAACTCAAGTCCAACACCTGGCACTTTTGTCAATGATGAAGTTCTTACAGGTGGTACATCAGGCGCAAAGGGTAAGGTTGTAAATTGGGATTCTTCGGGCAGAATTTTGAAGTATATTCAAACACAATGGACTGGTATAGATTCAGTTAAAAATATAACAGCATTTGCTGGTACTGAAGTTGTTACAGGAACAACAAGTTCTGCAACGGGTACTATGTCGGCTGTAAATAATCCTGAGATAGCATATCACTCAGGGGATGTAATGTATGTAGAGAACCGTGTTCCTATTACACGAGCATCAGACCAGACAGAGAATATTAAGCTAATAGTGGAATTTTAAATGACACAAAAAACAAATCTGAACGTCACACCATATTATGATGATTACGCTGAGAGTGACAGTTACCATAGAGTATTATTTCGCCCAGGATTTGCAGTACAGGCTAGAGAGCTAACGCAACTTCAGACGATTTTACAAAAACAAATACAACGATTTAGTGACCATATCTTTAAAGAGGGTGCTATAGTTATACCTGGAAATATTGGTTACGATGGTTCTTATCATGCTGTAAAATTACAATCTACATTTTCTAGTGCTGCTATATCTTCTTATCTATCTACCTATGATGATTCTATTATAACAGGGGCAACATCGGGAGTTAAGGCTAGAGTTGTAGGATATACTGCTGCTACAGCTGATGATCCAGAAACTCTTTTTGTAAAATATATTAGTTCTAATACTACTGATAATGCTACTGAAGTTTTTTCTGATAATGAAAATATATCTTCAAGTGTAGCTGTGGGTTCGTTTTTGGCAGATGCTGCTTCAGCAACAACTGCTGTAACAGCAGCAACTGCTACAGGTTCGGCCTTAACGGTTCAAGAAGGTATTTTTTATATTAGAGGTAACTTTGTTCAATGTTCAACGGAAACTTTAATACTGGACAAATATACTAATAGTCCATCGTATAGAGTAGGATTTACTGTTACAGAAGCTTTAGTTACACCAGAAGATGCAAGTGGTCTATTAGATAATGCTACAGGTGCAACAAACTATGCCGCTAAAGGCGCACATCGTTTAAAGGTGACACTAGCTCTGTCAAAATATTCCCTAACATCGACAAATGATGCTGATTTTGTAGAACTATTCCGTGTTGAAAGTGGAGCTGTACAAAGCATTGTAGATAAAACAAACTACAGTGTTATAGAAGAAATGATAGCCAGACGGACTTTTGATGAGTCTGGAGATTATATAGTTAGTGATTTTAAAATGAGTGTTCGTGAAGATTTATCAGACGGCACTAATAATGGACTTTATACTTCTGCTAATGGGGGAAGTGAATCTAAATTATCCCTTATAATTGATCCAGGTAAAGCTTATATTAAAGGACATGAGGTACATTTACAAACTCCTAGTGTTGTTAGAATTAATAAAGCTAGAACTACAACCCCAATTAATAATGACTATATTCCTTTTAGTATGGGTAACTATGCTGAAGTTACTAACATACACGGTTCGCCGGATATTAGTAATGTTGGTAGTACTGAGGATCCTTTTAAGATTGTTAAGATTTATGATACTCCTACAGCCACTAGAGGAGTTGCTTCTGGGGCTATAGTGGGAGTAGCTCGTTCAAGAGCCTTTGAATATTATAGTGGTACCGCTGGTGCTACATCTTCTAATGCTACATCTGTCTATAAACATTACTTGTTTGATATACAGATGATGACAAATATTACAATGTCTGGTAACGTAACATTAGCTGTAGATGCAATTGTTACTGGATCGACTAGTGGAGCTACAGGAACATTATATGGTGTTGTATCTGCCGCTACTGATTTACAATTATTGCAAGTATCAGGAACTTTTGTTGCCGGTGAAGCAATAACTGGAACTGGTACTGGAGCTAGTACTGGTAGTGTAACAATCTCATCAATAACAGTTAAAGATTTTAGTAAAGACGCTAAACAATTGTTTATGACATATACCAGTATATCTGGTGGAGATTATAGTGCTGATGTAAAATTGGGCGTTACAAAAATATTATCTGGTACATATAGAACAGAAACAGGAACAACAAACGCAACTTCCCTTTTGGCAGAAGCTTTAGATACTTCAGAAACAGGAGTTGACGTTGACACTGGCACAGAGTTTGCAGTAGGTCAAGTTATTCTGGCAGAGTCAGAGCAGATGAAGATTACTGCTATCTCTACTAACACCCTAACAGTAACTAGAGGGTTTAATGGTACTACAGCAGCAACACATTCAGATAATGTTCAAGTAGAAATTTTAGACCATCTTATAGGTGTATCTGGTTATAGTACGTCAGAAATTCAAGTCGGAGATGTTTTAACAATTCCAACAGGTACTGCTGGTGCTACACAAGATAGAACGGTAATGTATGTTGCTTCAACATATGTTTCTTTTACTGCTGGGCCTACTACAGATGCTATCACCACATCTGATGTTATAAGAAATCGGACGGAAATTAAAGAGCAAGAAGAAACCGTTATGATTATGAAGATGCCACATGACAATATAAGTTCATTATTGACAAGTGGAGCTAGTGATACAACTTATACGGTACGCCGACAATTTCATGGAACAACAAATGGTAGTGGAGCTGTATCATTTAGTGCTAATAGCGGCGAAGCATTTTCAGCTCATGCTGAAAAAGATTACACACTTGAAATCTTAACTGCGGGTGGTGGTGGTCCTAGTGGCGTACAAAGTGATTTGGTCACAGCGGCTACAGGATTTGTCCTATCAGGTTCGCCTTCAGGCAACACACTGACAATTACTAATAATGCTGTATTAGGTACTAGTGCTGTTGTAAAACTTACAGGAACTTTATCTGTAGGTACTAAAGCCCATAAGACTAAAACAGCAAATAAAACACAATCATTAGTAGTTAATGATGATGGCACTACGGGAAGCTATGATAGTAAAACTTATGGACATAGAGTTGGTGATAAAGAAATTTCACTAGGCGTTTCTGATACTTATGCTGTTCATGCAGTTTATCATTCAGCTGCTATAGCTACGGCTCCTGTTCAGCCAGAATTAACGATGGCAACTTCTGGTATAGGATTTACAAGAGGTGAAATTATAACAGGAAGTTCAAGTGCGGCTACAGGTGTAGTTATTGTTAATTCCGGTACATCTTTAAAATATGTAAAGAAAACTGGAACATTTACAACGTCAGATACTCTAACAGGTGCTTCTTCAGCCTTAACAGGAGATGTAAGTGCTATTGCTCAAGTAGGAAATCCTAATATACTATCAAGATTTGAATTAGATACAGGACAACGAGATTCGTTCTATGATATTTCTAGACTAGTTAGAAAGCCAAATCAGGTAGTACCAACTGGACAATTATCTATTGTTTATTCTAATTTCTCACACGGTACTGGAGATTATTTTTCAGCAGATTCTTATGGCGATGTCGATTATGATGAAATTCCTTATTATATAGCCACCAAGGTTGATCCAGAAACACAAGTTCCAACAGGTACTTACCAATTAGCAAGTTCATTAGATTTTAGACCCACTGTAGCTAATATAGCGGCTTCAGGAACTACTGAACCATTTTCTTTTAATAATAGAACATTTGAAGGTACAGGTTCTGCAACAGTAGATATGGTGAAAGTTGATGATACTATACGAGTAGACTATTCTTATTATTTGGGCCGCTGGGATATGTTGTTTTTAAAACAAGATGGCCAGTTTCAATATGTAGAAGGTGCTCCAGCTGAAAATCCAAAATGGCCGACTCCTACTTATCCTAATTCTATGGCCTTTGCTAAAGTAATATTAGGTCCCTACACATTTGGACCTACACATATAGCTATTCAGAAAATGGGTAATCAGCGATTTACTATGAAGGACATTGGTAACCTACAACAGCGAATTAAAAGTTTAGAATATTATACAGCTTTAGGATTACTAGAAACTGATACACAAACATTCCAAATTCAAGACGCTAATGGTCTGGATAGATTTAAGTCTGGATTTTTTGTAGATAATTTTACAGGTCATCAAGTAGCTGATGCAACACATCCCGACCTTTCAGTTGCTATAGGACGAGGAATAATGAGGCCGAAGGTCTTTGCCGATAATGTAACATTAATAGAAGAAAATACTACAGATACGACAAGAACAGCAGATGGTTATCAAAAAACTGGTAAGTTATTTACATTACCATACACACATGAAGCAGTCATTACCCAGGCCAAAGCTTCCAGAACAGAATTTGTTAATCCTTTTAATATAGTTGTTTGGATGTGCGATTTAACTTTAGATCCACAATTAGATACATGGCGAAGTGATAAATTTGTAGGTTATAACCCAGTAAATAAAAACGTAGATGGTGGTTATGACCAATTAGTACAAAGACAAGAAGATGGTTTATTGGGAACTATTTGGGGTGAGTGGGTATTTTTTAATGCCGGTCCAGGCCATGGTAGCCAGGGTGATAGCAACAGAGGATGGCATGCCGATGCGCCCGGTGGGCTTGCGTACGGCAACTGGCATACTTCTACAACAGATATTTGGAGAAAACGAACCGGTATTGAACAGGCAGTTCAACATAATATTGTTGACGGTGTTTCTGTTGGAGATAAAGCAAAGATAGATGAGTCCGTTGCTCTTTATATTAGATCCAGAGATGTGAATTTTAGTGCTGCTAATGCGAAGCCCTTAACCAGAATGTATGCTTATTTTGATAAGATAGATGTTAGTGCTTATAGTAAGCCTACAGGATCATATGCTGGTTCTACCTTGTTAAACGGAGCTCTTACAAAAACTGCAACAACTGTTACAGTAGATTCTACAACCGGATTTCCATCAACGGGTACTATTAAAATTGGTAATGAATTTATGACGTATACTGGAACAACGTCTACAACATTTACCGCTATTACCAGAAATTCAGATGTTTCTTTGGCTGAAGCTGAAGCTCATGTTGATAATACAGCTGTAAGTGGATCAGTAAATAGTATGCCATTGATTACAGATTCTTCGGGTGCACTAACAGGAACATATACTATTCCAAATTCAACAGCTTTAAAATTTCAAACAGGAATAAAAGAATTTAGATTAACAGATAGTGCTACCGATTCTAGAACTCTTGGTGATGTGTTATCTGCTGGTAGTGCTGATTATACAGCGGCTGGAATTAATGACCATATACAAGAAACATTGCATAACATAGATTATGGAAAGATTGTTGGAACTACAATTTTTGGAGATGCTGAACACATAAAGCAAACAAATAAAAGTTTTGAACGCCGGCATACTGGTGATCCTTTAGCTCAAACATTTTTAGTACAAAATGAAGGTGGTATGTTTATCACCAAGGTAGATGTTTTCTTTTATAGTAAGGATGAAAGTTTGCCTGTGACCGTAGATGTTAGAACAGTAGAAAATGGTTACCCAACATTGATGAGTTTGCCAGGCAGTCAAATAACTAAAGTGCCGGCAGATGTTAATGTAGATACTACTGGAACTGCTAATACGGTTACTACATTTACATTTGATGCTCCTATATATTGTGATTGGCAGAAAGAATATGCAATAGTGCTTCGTTCTAACTCACAACAGTATAAAGTTTGGATTTCTCAAGTGGGAGAAACAGAGGTAGGTGGAACATCGTCTATTACGACACAACCATCTCTAGGATCTTTATTTAAAGCACAACGAGCTACAACTTGGACAGCAGACCAATTACAAGATTTAAAATTTACATTGTATAGAGCTAAATTCGATACTGCAGCTGCTGGTTTGATAACATTAACTAATGAAGAATTAACAGCAACTTCAGGTTCTGTTGAAGCCCCAGGAATTAAAACTTTACCTGAAAATCCATTAAAGCTTGTCAGTGGTGATGCTACAGTAAAGATTAATTTTAAGAATCATGGCATGCACTCTACTAGTGATAATGTGATTATATCAGGAGTAGAAAGCGATGTAACACATACATTATTAAATGGCTCATTAGATGCCAGTGCAACAACTATTACAGTAGATAGTCAGGCAGCATTTCCATCAACTGGAACAATTAAGATAGATGATGAAATTATTACCTATTCAGGTAAAAGTAGTACTACAGGACTTACTGGGTGTACAAGAGGAGCTAGTAGCACAACAGCTGCAACACATGAAGATAATAGTGTTTGTGCCCTTTATATGATTGCTGGTATTTCGTTGGTAGATATTAATAAAACTCATACTGTTATAGCTAATAATGAGTTAGATAGTTTTACCATAGAAGCTACTAGTAATGCTACATCAACAATAGTAGGTGGTGGTGATACTGTAACGTGTACTAGAAATATACCGTTTGATTCTGCCGTAATTAATGTAGAGACAATGAATTATAGTAATACAGCAACATCGGCAAAGGCTAGAAGTACGACAGGTAAAAGTATTAACGGAAGTGAAACGCCTTTTAGTTTAAGAACTTTAGCAAATGAATATGACGTTCCTTTACACGGTATTGGAGATTTTGCTGCACCTCAAATGATTTGTTCACAGATAAATGAGACAAATGAAAGTATTGGAAAATCATATAGATTAAATGTAACCTTGAGCGTTAATGCAGATTCAGTTACAGGACTTACTAGTGATTATTTGAGTCCAGTTATGTCTACAGAAAAAATGTCCTTGACTACAGTTTCTAATAGAGTTAATCAGGTAGATTCTTCTTCAAATATTGGAGCTCTTACGGATTATATAGATTCAAACCAAGCTGAAGGGGATAATAACGAAGGAATTTATATTTCTGATAAGATTACATTGAATTTCCCAGCCTCAGCTCTTAAAGTATATTTTTCAGGCAATGTTATGCCTGATGCTGAAGTTGAGGTTATGTATAAGATATTAAGAACTGATGAGAACCTTCCTTTTGATGATAAGGGTTGGACATTTTTTAATACAACAGGAGTACCAGATACTGCGGTTCCAAGTTCAAAGACCTTTTGGGGAGACATGGATTTTAAAGAATATGAATATAGTGCTGATAGTCTAGAGGAATTTATATCCTTTGCTATTAAGATAGTTTTAAAGAGCACAAATTCTTCATATCCTCCTGTAATTAAGAGATTTAGAAGTATAGCGTTGGCAACATAATATATGAATTATATAGAAGTAGAAGGACATAAAGATTTAGTAAGAGATATGAATACTACAGCCATATTGAATACTAATAAAAATGCTTATCAACAGGCTAAAGAACGGTCTGCGAGGATAGAAAGAGAAAAAGAGGAGATAAATATACTTAAGCACGATGTAAACGAAATTAAGGATATGCTCCAGAAACTTTTGGAACAAAACAATGGCTGATAGAACAACACCAGTAACAATGACATTTGAAGAATGGCGAGTTGAGTTTAATGAACTTGCTGTAGATGTTGGAGATATTGCTAATATAGCTGCAGATTTTACAGGTACACCAACAGACCTTGTTGAGGCGGTTGGTTCAAAGGCTTCTAAACCATTTGCTATATCTATGGCTATTGCCTTAGGATAAAAACATTATAAATAATAGAAAAGGAATAAAGAAAGATGGCTAACGATTTCAAAATGGTAACGGCTGAAAATATTGGCACTAGTGTAGTGACTCTTTATACAGCGCCCGCATCAAAAACTACAATAATTTTAGAGCTAGATATAGCTAATATTACGGCTAGTACTATTCTAATGGATGTTGAGATAACTGACAATTCAGCTTCAAGAACAGTGTATCTAGTTAAAGATGCTGCTATACCATCGAGGGCGGCTTTAAAGGCTATCAATGGACAAAAGATTGTTCTAGAAGCACAAGACGCAATCAAAGTAACCTCGGATACTTCTACATCTGCTGATGTAGTGTTAAGTATTCTAGAAGATGTATAAATAATAGAAAAACGGAGTAATTAAAAAATGCCAAGTTATATAGGAGCCCCATGGACAGTACTGATTGATGATGGCACTGTTACCACAGCCAAACTAGCAGCAGATGCAGTAACTGGTGCTAAACTTGCTGATGATGCTGTAGATAGTGAACATTATACGAACGGTTCAATTGATACCGCTCATATTGCTGCTGACCAAATCAACGCAACTTTAATTGCTGATGACGCCATTGACAGTGAACATTATACCGATGGTTCAGTAGATTTAGCTCATTTTCAGGATGTAGCAGCCAATTCAATTTTAGGTAGAAATGCAAATAGTTCGGGAGTATTAACAGAAGTTGCATTAACTACTACACAAATTCTTATCGGTGACGGTACAGGATTTACAGCAGCTGCCATTTCAGGCAATGCTACAATGACAAATGCTGGAGTGTTAAGTTTAGCCACTGCGGCAATTACAGGCCAATCAGAACTTTCAGCTGAAACACCAGCTGTTGCTGATATGTTTTTACTTTATGATGCTTCTGCATCTGCATTCAAAAAGATTTCAGCACTAACACTGGGAATGACTTGGACAGAAGTTTCTGGTAACGTCACACTGGTAGAAGGTGGTCAGTATTTAGTAGATTGTTCATCTGCAAGAACAGTAACATTACCGGCTTCACCAGCGATTGGTGACCATGTCAGAATTGTTGACGGTACAGGACAAGCAGCCACAAACAACATTACAGTTGGAAGAGCTAGTCAACCCATACAAGGTGCTGCGGCAGACTTAACTATTGCTACCAATAGAGCTGCTATAGGTCTTGTATTTTACAACGGAACACACGGTTGGTTACTGATAGAGAACTAATAGATGGCAACATTAACAAGTATTAAAAATAAATATCTAGTAGATAGTGATGCTTATGATTTGGGTGTTGGTGATAACTCAAATAACATTGCTTTACTAGCCTTTAAAGTAGCTACACAGGATAGTTTGGCTGTATTTAATCTTGTGGATGGAGTATCGGATGAGTTTGAAGATGAAACCGGTATAGATACCGGCAACTCTGCAAATGAATCTTATGATTCTACAAATGATTTATATACACAAACTACTAATGGAGATATAACACTTATCAGTACGGCCACTACAGCTCAAGCAGCACCTAGTGATGCTCGTATAGTTATATTTGAACAAGATATAGATTCTATTACATTGAATACCGATTTAAAAGCTTTTGTGTCAAGAGATAATGGATCAAATTATAGTGAAGTTACTTTGACAGATGAAGGCGATTATGCTTCTGGTAAACAAATATTCGCAGGATCAGTAGACGTTTCAGGTCAACCCTCTGGAACATCTATGAGGTATAAGATAAGGGGTTATAACAACTCAGGTGATGCAAAAGAATTTAATTTACACGGCGTTTGCTTAACCTGGGGCTAAACGTAAACTATTTAATGGAGAAAAAAAGATGGCAATCAGGAGATTAATTCCAACACCAGTGGATTACAGAGACCATAGGAAACTTGAGTATCCTACACTGGGAGATATGGTGGATGCACTGGTAAAAAAAGAAGGCGGAGATTCTTCTGAGTGGGACACCTTAGTGACAACACGTGCAGCTGTTAAAACCAAGTGGCCCAAAGATAACTCTGGTCCAGTATAAATTCACATTAACGTATAAAACAAGGCGTCCTATGGGCGCCTTTTTTTTGTGTTTATTAATATTATAAATATTACAAAAGAGAAGAGGACAGATAATGGCAACCATTAGTAATTTAAATATAGACCAGGGTGCTTCATTTTCAACATCGGTTACAGTAAATACTTCAAATGCGACTACAACATTGAGTTCTGCTCTTACCAGTAGCGCAACAACTATACCAGTAGCAACTTCTATAGGATTTCCAGAAGCGGGTACTGTAACGATAGTAGGTGAAGATATATCTTATACAGGTACAACTACTTCTACATTAACAGGAGCAACTAGAGGAGCGAATAGCACTACAGCTGTTGCCCATGCTTCTGGTCTAACTGTTACATATACCGCTGGTGCTTTAAATCTTACAGGATATACTGCTCTTGGTCAATTACGAAAGAGCTATAGTTCTAGTACTGCAACCGCTCTTACAGCAGCTGTTACAAGTGCAGCAACTGGTGATATATCCCTTACGATGACTGATACTGTAACTGCAGCATTAGATGCTGGTAGATATCAATGGGATTTATTAATCACCAGTGGAACTGGAGCTAAAACTAGAGTGGTTGAAGGAATAGCAACTGTCAGCCCAAGTGTTTCTAGGAGTTAATAAA